GTCTCCCAAGGTGGTTATTACTACGGTGCCATTCATCGATGAAGACACCCCACTAGGCGCACCCGCAGTATTAAAAGCATCTTTACAGGCCAATGGAATCGACTGCGTAGGTCTCGACCTTAACATTGAAATATACAATAAAATACAACATTACCCTAACAGGAACTTGTTTCTTGATTTTTTCTATAGACAAATAATAAACGAAGAAATCATTGATGAGTTAACTCGAATGTTGGATTTTTATGCGGTAGAATTGTTGTCGCACAAGCCCGACATTATAGGACTTAGCCTTTTTACCAAAGATAGTCAGGTCTTTACTGCATGGTTGTGCGCCGTATTACGACAGCAAGCACCTGAAGTTAAAATTGTAATTGGTGGCCCAGGACTTGAAACTCTAGAAAATTCTTTATTTAAATTTCCGGATCGGCTTAAAAAATTAAAACTAATCGACGACTATATTACCGGCGACGCCGAAACTGCACTGGTTGAATATGTGCGGGGGAATTATTCTTATCCTGGTATTAATTCAACCAATTGGCAACCTAATAAGTTTTTTGACCAGTTACCCGGCCCAGATTTTTCAGACTATAGATTTTTCAAATACAAATACACACTATTGCCTATTGTAGACAGTCGTGGATGTGTGCAGTCTTGTGAATTTTGTGACGTTATTGAGTTTTGGAAAAAGTTCCAATACCTCAAAGCCGACAATATTTTTAATCAAATGTTACAACACATAACAAAATATCGTGTATATAGATTTCAGTTTGCCAGTAGCATTTGTAACGGCAATCTGCGAGAATTTAAAAAACTTGTGCAATTGATAGCGGATTACAATAACAGAGTTACATATTTGGAACAAATACATTGGGTAGGATCGTTTATTGTCAGACCCGCTACACAACACAAAGAAGAATTATTTGAATTAATAAAACTTAGTAATGGATTTTTATTAACTGGTGTAGAAAGCATTGTAGACCGTGTTAGAATTGCTCTTGGCAAAAAGTTTAACAATGATGATCTTGATCACCATTTACAGATGCTTAAAAAATATGGAATTAGAACAAATTTATTAATGATTGCGGCATATCCCACCGAAACAGTTGAAGACTATGAAATAGTCAAACAATGGTTTAGAGAGCACAAAGAGTATGCTAATGTTACAATACAACATGTCCAACTGACATTGCCTGGTATATTAGCCGGTACAGAACTAGAAAGAACAATTGATCTTAAACAATTCAATGACACAGAATTTCAACGTCGACGACATGGAAAAAATCTTATTGAGGTCCTTAACGAATGCGGATACAAAGTAAAACCTTTCTTTTAACATTTATTGTTGAGCATACAAGTAATAACAATAACGTTATGACTATAGATGTCTACGGAGTAGATTTTGAGCCGTTACCAGTTCAACGAACTATTAAAAATAATATAGAAACCATCGACGTTTCTACTTATTTGCCAAACAGAGTCATGTTGGTATTGTCTGGAAAAACCGATCAAGACAATCAATCTATAAAACTTTTAAGTATGTCTTTGGCAGGTATAAAAATTAGTAATAGTATTGTTATGTCAAATCTAATAGATTATAGACCCATTCTGACAGACAAAATTCCCACTTCGTTACGTGATTATCTTGACAACGAAGCCTGGGATCCGATGCCCTGGGATCAAAATGGATGTGTGCTGTTTGAGATATTTAATCCAAACCCGTTTTCGTACCTGCTTTATAAAGGCAATCAGATACATTTTTAACTTGTGTCTAACATTTTTATATGTTATAATATTTTATGATTAAAGATTATTCACTCGAAGTTCAAAAGCTATTTTTGGAAATGATGTTGCAAGACGCAGAAAGCTATGTGCGTGTTCAGAACATTTACAATCCAGAAAACTTTGATCGCAGTCTAAGACCGGCGGCTGAGTTTATTGCCAAACACAGCGATCAACACAAAACACTGCCTACAGTAGAACAGATCAGTGCCAGCACAGGTGTCAAACTCAATGTCATTCAAGACTTAAACGAAGGACACTTTGAATGGTTCATGGATGAATTTGAAGGCTTCACTCGTAGACAAGAACTGGAGCGAGCAATTTTAAAGAGTGCGGATCTATTAGAAAAGGGCGAGTATGATCCAGTAGAAAAATTAATCAAAGATGCGGTGCAGATATCACTTACTAAAGACATGGGCACGGATTATTTTAGTGATCCTAGTGCTCGCATTAACCGATACTTCAACTCGGGCGGACAAGTAAGCACTGGTTGGCCGCAGATGGATAAAATCTTGTATGGTGGATTCAGTCGAGGAGAACTGAACATTTTTGCTGGTGGATCAGGATCTGGTAAAAGTTTGGTCATGATGAATATAGCGTTGAGTTGGTTGCAGGCAGGACTCAGTGGTGTGTATATCAGTTTAGAACTCAGTGAAGAACTGTGTGCGTTAAGAACTGATGCTATGTTGGCTGGAATGAGCACTAAAGAAATTCGTAAGGACATTGACCAAGCAACACTCAAGGTTAGATTGGTATCAAAGAAAACAGGACAATATCGTATCAAAGCATTGCCGGCGCAGAGCAACATCAATGACATTCGCAGTTACATCAAAGAAGTGCAAGTGCAAACAGGCATCAAGATAGACTTTGTCATGTGTGATTACTTGGACTTGTTGATGCCGGTCAGTGCTAAAGTAAGCCCAAACGATTTGTTTGTCAAAGACAAGTATGTGAGTGAAGAATTGCGTAATTTGGCCAAAGAACTTAATGTGTTGTTTGTGACAGCTTCGCAGTTAAACCGTAGTGCTGTAGAAGAAATTGAATTCGACCACAGTCATATTTCAGGTGGTATCTCAAAGATCAACACAGCAGACAACGTATTTGGTATCTTTACAAGTCGTGCAATGCGTGAACGTGGCAAGTATCAGATACAGAGCATGAAGTCGCGTAGTAGTACGGGTGTTGGCATGAAAATTGACTTGGATTACAACATTGAAACCATGCGTATTACAGACCCAGGCGAAGATGCCGGCCCGGTAAATTCGTTTGCCAAGGGTAACTTACTAGACAGTATCAAAGCCAAGAGCCAAGTCAAGTCTGCTGACTCCAATGACGTAAACACATCATCAAAATGGGAACGTCCCACAGGAACTCCGGCTTGGGAACAAGAACCCAAGATAACTGCTGATGTGCAAAGTGCCAAACTAAAACAGTTATTGGGGCAAATAAAATCCAATTAGTAATATACTGAATTAGTGCAGAATCTCACTAAATACTAAAAAGGTTCTGGCCCAAAATGCAAAAGAAAACTCGCAGTTTATTAGAAGAATTAGACTCAATGTATATCGAGCGCGATCAGCGCCATGTGATTGAAAACCGAGCATCTAATGTGATAGCCAGTGCTATACGCTTGTTGGAGCAAATTGACGCCAGTTATACCGCTGAAGATGCTCAAAATCTACAGCGTAAACTGATCAATGCTATCAATCAGCGTGATCCAGGTAAATTTACTCGAACAGTGAGACGAACAGATGCAAATTCATGAAATAACAATTAAGAACAAAAACGCTCAATTAAATGAAGGCGTAGGCGATGCAATCGGCGGAGCCGCAGGACAAACAGTTTCTGGCATAAAATCTGTAGGAGCTGCTATTGCTAGTCCGTTCAAAGATATTGCTTCGGGTTACCAAACAGGTCGTGCTGATCAAAAAACCGCGGCTGTAGCAGACAAGTTTCAACGAGCATGGCAACAGTATGCTATACAGTGGGCCAAGAGCAATGGTGGTCAATATACTGCACCAGGTGCAGGCGCAGCGCCTGCACAACAAACCCCCGCACAACAAACCCCCGTTGGACAACCGACTACTGCACCCACAGCTGCCGCACAAAAATCCGGTGCCGCCGCAGGTGGTATGCAAGCATTGTATTCAACTATACAGTCACTAGACAACAAGGCTTTGAATGGTGTGGCCAAGCTATTGTCACAAAAGGTGGGTCCAGCAGCTACTATGGCTGCATTAAAGACTCCTGAACCCGGTGCACCAATGACTGAAGCTCAGTTGAATGAACTGGGATGGAATGATATCAAAGCTGGAGCGCAAAAATTTGGCGCTGGAGTCAAGTCAGCATATCAAGCTGCAGCCCCGGTGGTGCAGAAAGCCTATCAAACAGCCAAGCCACTTGTCAAACAAGCAGTCAAAGCCGGTGTGAACGCCATCAAAGCCGCACCTGGTGCAGTGGCCACAGCCGCTGGCGGCACTGCTGGTGCCATTGCTGGCATGCCTGCTAGAGCCAGCACAGCCTATCGTGCCAGCAAGGCCACAACCAGTGGTCCCAAACTGACTATGCAAGAATTGCAGTCAGCCTTGTTCAAGCTGACGCCTGCACAGTCACAAAAATTATATGCATTTGTTCAACAGGTGCAGGCTGCTCGCAAGGCCGGTATCAAAGAAGGCATCATGCCTGCTACCTTGTTGCCCGATTATGAAAATGCTTTGAAAGCATTTGTGCAGAAAAACATGTTGGCTGGTATGCAATATAGCCGATTACAAAATGCCAATCAGATCGATGACATAATTAGCAAAATGGTGGACCCTGCTAACGATAGTGCATCGGCACAAAAGGATCTTTGGAACAAATTAACTTTGGCCTCATCAATAGCACAACATGCTCCGGCAGGCGGTGCTGCTAAACCACAACCTGGACAAACAGGTCAACAGGCCACAAGCGCACAACCGGGTCAACAACCAGCAGGTGGCCAACAGCAAGCTGCTGGCGGTGGCGAAAGTGCCGAAGAATTAAAACAGACGGTTGCCCAGGCCCTTGGCAAAAATCTCCAGGCTGCCGCTGCCGCTGGAGCATCTATACTTCCTTTCACAAACAATGATAAAAATGTCGGTAGCACAGGTGTTCCGGCAGTTGACGCCTTGTTGATGAACATGGGCTTTAACCCGCAATGAACATCCTAGAAGGCGGCAATGTATTCAAGAACGCCAAAGGTCAGGCCGTAACCCAACGTATCAATCAAACAGATGTCAAGCCTACTCTGGCTTGGCTTGAAGAACTAGTGCCTGGATTGGATTTACAAAGCAATACCTTGGGATCCACTGGCATCAAGGACACATCGGGTGACCTAGACATTGCTGTAGATGCCAATACTGTTACCAAAGAACAACTGGAAGCAAGACTCCGACAGTGGGCCGCCAGCCACGGATTCAAGCCTGAAGATTATGTTAAAAAATCCGGAACAGCGGTGCATTTTCTTACACCTATCATTGGCAATCCTGCCCGTGGCTATGTTCAAACAGATTTTATGTTGCTGAAGAACGTGGCCTGGTCAAAGTTTGTGTTGGGTGCAATGCCAGCTGACAGCAAATACAAAGGACGTGAGCGCAATGTGCTAATGAACAGCATAGCCAAAAGTATGGGCTACAAACTGAATCAGATATCCGGCATCGCTGATCGCAACACCAACGAAATCATCACTGACAACCCAGATCAAGTGGCCAAGATGCTGTTGAACAAGACCGCCACAAGACAAGACCTAGCTTCGGTAGAAAACATACTACAAGCACTCAGCACAGACCCTCGGCGTGAAGCCAAGCTGGCTGATTTTAAACAGCACATGGAACGTGAAGGCTTGCCATTTATGGAAAGCACAGATCTACCACCAGTTACTGGATACACAGAAGTAAACTTTTTGGCTCGATTGCGTGACCGTATTGTTAATCAAGGCATGCAGGTCATTGTGGAAGCCGAAGTGCAAGGTGGTCGTGCCAAGGGCATTGAACATCTTGAAGATTATGTGTTCCGCAACGGCAGTACCGGTATTAAAAAAGCCATGGACATTGTCAAACAAACTGCGGCTGACACTGGTCGAACTACCACAGTCAAATGGGACGGCAAACCAGCCTTGATATTTGGTCGTGATGCCAACGGAACATTCATACTAACTGACGTGTCAGGATTTGGAGCCAAGGGTTACAACGGTTTGTTTACAAGTCCTAGACAAGTTCGTCAACATCTGGCCGCTAGAGATGCAGATGCAGCTGCTCTGGGCAAACCAGCCACTCGTGTTAGAGATCTTGCGCCAATTTATGATAAGCTATGGGGCATGTTAGATGCCGCAGTTCCTAAAAACTATCGAGGTTTCGTGCAAGGCGACTTGTTATACATGGATACTCCTCCGCTGGAAGCCGGCAACTATGTGTTTACACCCAACACTATAGAATACAAAATTCCAGCCCGCAGTGATGTGGGACAACGTATTGGTGCCAGCGAAGTTGGCATAGCTATGCATACCAAGTATGCCGAACCTGGTGCTCCAAAAGAACCCATTGGCACGGTTCCGTTTAGATCAGTTCCAGGATTGTTATTGTTAGAGCCAGTGTATGCCAAAGAAAATGTTCGACCAAACCGAGAGTTAATGCAACAACTCAAAACAGTTTACAGCAGTCAAGGTGCAGCCATTGATCAACTTTTTAATCCTGCTGAACTTCGTGCTCTACAGATCACTGACTTACCCAAGTTATGCATAGACTACATCAACAGTCGTGTAGGCGTTGGATTTGATAATTTAGTGGCTGATTTTGGTCCGTGGTTACAACAACGTGTTACACCCAAAAAGTTTAAGAATATTGTAGAATACTTACAAAGTCCACGCAGTAATTTGTCAGGCATGGCCGCGGCATTTACTGCTTGGGGTCTGTTGCACGACATCAAGATGGATGTGCTACAACAGTTGGATCTACAACATCCGGGACAAGAGGGCTGGGTAATGGCCACTCCTGCAGGTATGGCCAAAGCTGTAAATCGTCTTGCTGGTGGATTTACCGCAGCCAATCGCCAAATAAACAACCCAGAATCAGTGCCAAACTCCTAATTTTTATCAAAAGGTATAAATAAAAGTAGGCCCACAGTGGCCATATACTAAGGAGATTTAAAAATGGCTTTTATTACTATTGTTTCGGGCGATGCCCAACCAGTATTTGCAACAGACGTATTGAATGGCCCAGTTAGCCCATCAGCATCCACAGCAGGACAACCTGTTAACTTTGCTGGTCCAAAATTGGACTTTTTCCGTGCAGTTGCCAACACCACAGTTGTAGGACAACAAGGTGTAAATGAATACGTGTCTAACGTTATTCAAGCAATTCAACAAACAAGCACAGTTGCTATGTATCAAATTGATGGCACAGTATTGAGTTTTGGTGTTTTCCCAACAGGTGCCTATGATGCCGCAACATTCTTGGCTGCTGCAAACATCACAGCCACTGGGTTCCAGTTGAACTCATGCACAAACGCTGGTTTCAAATTGTCAACCTAATCAACCCAGTTGATTGAATAAAAACCCGCTGAGGCGGGTTTTTTGTTGACTAGATTTCACAAGTATAAGTAAACATGCTCGTGTAGCAATCTTGTCCTGCATAGGGCGGGACCGGAACGACACACACATACACAGGAGAAAAACATGAGCAAAACACCTTACGAGATCCGTCTCGAACTTTTACATCTGGCTAGAGAAATACTTCAAACGCCAGTTCACGAAAGACGTGGAGAACTCAGGGATGAGTATCACTCTAAACTAACTGATGCCAATCGTGGTACCCTACCCTTCCCAACCATGCCAGACTTTCCGTCTAGCACGGACATTGTGGTCAAAGCTGAAGAACTCAAAAAGTTTGTAGACGCAGCGTAATTAAAAAGCACCTTCGGGTGCTTTTTTGTTGACTTTAATATGGGTCTTGCAATAACGACTTAAATACTCTACTATGATGGTCAGCAAAATAACAGAATTGACAGTGTTTGAAAGCCCCGACGGTGGCAGGACAGTCTATGCTCGAAATTCCGGTTCTACCAAACGAGAACTACACTGGCAAGATCCTAAATTACAACAAGAGCTCAAAGACCTAGAAAAGTCAAAACGCTGGGTAGAAATTTTTCAAGCACGTCGTGATGATCCAGAACTCAATCACCTATGCGAACAAGTAGAAATACTCTATGAACTAAGCAGGCGACCCGAATGAAATTTGCTTGTCAAACCTTGTTTGATATCACAGCCACTGGTGTAACTGGGCATTGCAAACAGAGCAGAATGCCATTTCGTGACGGTGCTGGACAATTGATACACGATACCGAGTCTTGGAATCGCAGTCGCAATCAACAACGCAATTGGGAAACAATTACGCAAATTTTAAGTCTCCGCACTCAGCTGTTTGCGTTGACTGATCCTATTGTAGATCAAACAGGTACACGTTGGATGTTTGAGTTTGAAACCGAGTTCGACGGTGTTTACGGACCTGATACTGATCCTGTGTCGGTGTTACGGGCCGACGCCGAAGGTGTGCCTATGTTGCGTGAACTTGATAACAACCCTGATATTGCCACAGTATTGATCACTGAGGGTGCCAGGCAGAATATTTGGTTTGCACCCATTTCCATAAATACATGATGGAGATTAATCATGGTTGAGCCAACTGATATTGAAAAGAAAAGCCTTGAAGCACACGTAGAACTATGTGCTGAACGTTATAATGCATTAGAAGATAAAATGACAGCTATGAGTGTAAGTATTGGACATTTGTGCGATATGGTCGCAGAAGTCAAAGACAGTGTAAGTCAAATGAACAATCAGCGCAACAGTCAACTGATCAATTGGGCAGTGGGATCTATTGGAGTATTGATAGCAGCGTTGGGTTATATGATCTCCCACTACGTATTAAAATGAAATCGGACCAAGAATTTGAACGCATGTTCCGTCAGGAATTTAAAAGCATTGCACCCAATTTAATTTGGCCCAGTGAAGATGGTTACGAAGTATTTGGCCATTATAAAATACAGCCCAGATTACCTGGTTATCGAGTCGTTTGTGGCATCACAGAAGTGGGAGTTTTTAGTAGCACACGTGCCGCACTCAGCTGGTGTATTGCCGATAAAAATCATGGCTATAATACAGCCCGAGAAATACTAAGAACCGATAATAAACTAACAGCACTTAAAAACGACATTAATACTAGAGCCGCAATTGGTGATCGCAGCCGAGACCCGGGTCTACGAGAAATTATTTTAACCAAGCTAGAAAGCAAAATCATACAAAAGAAAATGCTGGAAAATCAGTTAAACAAATATGTAAACTGGGCTAAATATACACAACAACAACGAGGATTCAATAATGAAACTGCAAGAACTGGCCGTAGCCAACCCAATACAACAAGC